TCACGCGCTTAACCTATCGACCAAACTGACTATCACACGCGCCTCATCGACATAGCGCGCCCGGACCTCTGCGATACGCTGCGAGGTCCAACCGACAATGCGAGCAATCTCATCGTCTGTGAGCCCCTTGGTGGCCAGCCAAGTCACATAGGTGCCGCGCAAGTCATGGATGGTGCGTTCGAAGCCCTCGGGCTTGTTCCGCTGGAATACAGTGCCCAGCCCGCTCTCGGTCCACGGATTGCCACGGCTGTTGCGCAGCACCGCACCTTCCGAGTGCTTCAGCCCATTCAGGAACGCGCGCAGTTCGGGGACCACAGGAATGACTGCCCTGCCCTTGCGCTTCCGCGTGGTCAGTATGATTGCCTTGTCGGAGACTTGCGACCAATCGAGCCGCACAAGGTCGCCAAGGCGCAAGCCCGTCATGCTTGCAAGACGAAGAGCCTGCATCAGGTGCTTGGGCGCATCAGCGAATGCCTCCCAATGGCTCGCCTCCCAAATCTTGTCCGACTTATCGACGCTGTGCAGGTGGTTGATTCCCGCCGCCACATTGACGGTCAGAAGGGCGTTGTTGACCGCCCAACCCAACAGAGTTGCAATGGTGATTGTCGCCTTATCAGCAGTGCGCGGCTGGCCCCGCCACTGGTCACGCCATTCGATAATCTCGCGGCGCATCCGCCGATCCTCAAAAGCCGCAATCGGGGCTGCACCAAACTGGTCGTCAATTCGGTCAAGAACGCGGTTGTAGTCGCGCTTGGTGCTGGCAGCGAGCCGTTCAAACTCGGGCGATGCCCTATAAGCGGTGATGATCGACTTGAAAATGTCGCTCGGCGAGCCGCCGCTCGCTTCTTCGCGAGCGGCCAAGGCCTGCGAAAGAATGTCAGGCGTTATGATAGGCCGCACACCGTCCTGCCGGTGAATGCAGGGGCCCCCACGCCATGCGTATACATTCCAGCGAATGATCCCGCTGGCCAGCTTCTTCTTAACGACGTGCAGGCCGGTCAGAATTCGGTTTGCTTGCCTTCCACGCATCGAAAGCGCTCCCTTGCCCTTCGTTCTTCGGATAAACAGTGATGCCATCGCTTCGCACGTCCACTGCACCCGGCTCGATGCCGAGTTCACGCAGCAACTCAATCGCGCTGCGAATCTCGTTCTCGGGCAGGAGGCGGCGGCGAGCGGTCACTGTCAGCCTTCCGGCTGGTCTGCGATCACAGCAACAAGCGCTTCGGGCAGTTTCCGGGAGGTTTCCCAGAGGTCAAAGAAAAGCCCGCCGGGCACGGAATCCGGGAGGTCGCCCAGTTCCCGCACCTTGATAACCATCCAGCCTTGCTGCTCCTCGGGAATGGGGAGAGCCGGATAGGGCCGACACGCGAATATGTAACGCGGACTCAGTTCATGCGCCCTGTCAAACGCGTTTTCGTCACGAACGCGCAGAACCATTTTCGACTGAGCAAACAGGGCCTTCGTAATCGCTGCGGCTACCTGAAATATTCCCTTGTTGCCGCCCACAAGCTTGGAAGCGAAATCAAAGGCATGGAGAACCACGAGGTCCTCAGGGTGATAGAGCCAGCGCCCGTTCGACTGAACCTCGCCAACCTCATCGATGTAGCCGCGCTGACGCCAGAGGCGAAGTTTGGCGGGGTCAACGCCGATCAGTTCTTCTACTTCCTTGGGGGCAAACATGTCATCTCCGTATCAGCTGATGTGGAATTAGCACATCACCTGATGCGGTCAAGCTGAGTTATCCACTTGAGGTATTTTCGCTGAGCGACATACAAGAAGTAGAGATCAGACATCGCTGTTTCAGTTATTGAGAAAGGGCAAAAATGGGGAAATGGTTCTCGAACCTCGTAGCCGCACTTGTTTTGCTGGCTCTTACAACGCTTCTTGGCGCGCTACTAAAAGGCCCAATAGATGGGATTGCTAACCAAAGTCGCCTAACGGCGGAAGTGCAATTGTCCCCTTGGGTTCCAAAACCAGACGAGCTCGACTCAAGCCAAGACTTTGTCGGCAGAACAATCACAAAGAAGGACGCGCGTGACCTTATCGAAGGGCTTGATTATCGAATCTCTTATTTGAGCGATTTCGGCTTCGCAAAAATGAATATTGAGAACGGTGGCGCTGATAGCGTCTCCGATATAAGCGTGAGAGTCACGTCGTCGATAAGAAAACCTCAAGTCATATTTGTGGATGCAAACGAAAATATTCAGATAATTGGCTCAACGGATCGCGTGAAATTGCCTGATATGGAACCCGGTGACAGAATAACATTATTTTATTGGGGCCGGTTTAATTCTTATAACGTTACAGAACGGTTTAAAACTTACTCTTCCGAAGGCGAGTTTAGAATTAGTTACGAATGGCCCGAGGCTCGTGATTTTGAATATCGAAGTGGTCTTGGCCAATTTCTCGACGACTATGCATGGACAGCGTTCGTAATAGTCTGCCTCGCCATTGTGTTCTTGGTCTCGATTACTCTGGGAATGTATCAGGAATATGTGAAGGGACTAATGGTTAGTCCAAAGCTCAGAGAGGACGAAGCGGCGAAATTCCTAGAAAACCCCAAATTATCACAGATCGACGTTGAAGCTGCACAGGCAGCATGGCGTGTATTCAAAGGTAAGATGGACGAAGAGGTAAAAGAAACCGAAGAGCAAAACGACGCGGAGGCCTAATCGAGAGATCCGTCTTCGAACAAAAAAAGTCAAAGGTCTGCCGCCGAGTCTTCGGCGGCAGACGCTTGAATTATGCTGCGATGACGGGATACCCGTTGACGGCCATCTTGGTCATTAAATCCGTGTCAAACCAAGCAGCGTCGGAAACCCGCGCGACCATTAGTGAGTCGCCACAATCGATGAAGCCGCGCAAGCGGTTGCGCAATTGCATGGCATCTCCGACAAAGTATGCGAACCAGCTAGACTGTTGATAACGGAAGGCTCCGGGCAGACACGAGATAGCGTCATAAAGCGCATCATAATTTTGTCCGGGCCCGCGCAGATCAACGGTAATCAGAAACATTGAGGGGGTCATTCGTAAGTCCACTTCATTGTGGGCGCGCCGCGAACGACGCGCCCTGAGACAGAAGACACTTGTTGACCTGTCGCCATAGCGGTGTGCATATTGCGCACCGCCGACCAAAGATTGGCATCCCACCTTGAGGCTGCTTCTTGCTCCTCTTGGCGGTGCGAAGGGTTGGGGTTGCAGCCCCTCCCTTCGCAAGGTCGGTTCAACCATAGCCTTTGTAGCCAAAAGCCGGAACCTAAATGTTCCGACTCTGTTCTACAGAGAGCTACGCCCGAACCACTAGATCATGAATCGCATGCTGAATCCGGTCAACGGGGGATTAACCACGAATCTCGCTTGTTTTCCGCTGATGGCACTACCCAGAGGCCTCAAACCCGCAGAAATCCTTGAGTCGTTAATCGCGCAAGACACAAAATGAATCAGTGAAGAAAAATTTGGTGATTGAATCATGTGAATCAATCTGGATTCGAATGAGTCGGTTCGGTGGTCAATTATTCTAACGGTTCCGCGAACAACTCGGCGGCGAATCCAATGAAAGAGACAGAACCATGCAAGACCGCACATTATCGGCAGCCCAATTTCGTGAAGTCTTGGAAACGCTAGCCCACGTCTCGGCAGTCGCGTTCTCACTAAAACACGACCTAGAGCCCCTCACCCCTGAGGATATTCAAGCCGGTGCAGAGCCACTTAGCCAAGGCCAAATCCAAGGGAGTCTTAATCGAATTCAACACGAGTTGGCGTCACTGGCTTTAGAGACGCTGAAAGCCACACCTGAGGAGTGGTATGCAGCTAACGACACAGTTCAATAGACCAAAAGTAACAAAAAAATGGCCGCCCGGTCGCGATCAAGCGTCCGGGCGGCTTCGTGCCGCGCTCCAAATGGGAGAGACTAGAGCCGCACGATCTCGCGGTTTACCCACTCACGAGTAACGGGGTCATTCGGGGGAACCACAGATCAACCCCGCGGGAGACCATCCCTATTCGGAAGCCTCCTGTTCGCCGGACCAGTCGAGCAGCTTGAGCGCCATTTCGGGGTCGATGCCCGCCGAGCTTGCCGCTGCCAGTGCCTCAATAGTGGACTTGAGCGCCCTCGCTCGCCCGCCCGCATCGTAGGCTTGAAGCGGGCGCATTACGTCCAACCTGACCTCACCACCGAGCTTGGCGCTCGCTTCCTGCGCGATCATCACCGCAATCGGCTGGAGCACCCATTGCGCTAGGTGGCGCTGAGCCTCCCGCACCATCGGGCCGGTTGTGGCGGGGTTGCTCAATCCGGGCAGCACTCCGAACGCGGTCTCAATTGACGCCTTTGCGCCTGCGAGCGACTCCTTCATCATCGCCTTCGACAGGTCGGGGGTCACGTCATGGGGCTTGAGGTCGGTCAACGGCGCGGGTCCGCCCGCTGCGGTGACATTCACGCTTTCGCGGACCAGCACCCGCCCCCGCATTCCCCGGAAGCCCCGCGCCAAATCGGTCATGTCGGTCTCGGGCTGTTCCGGCATGGGAATGACCGACGAACCGAGTGGTGCGTCCGCGTAGACCTGCGAGAGCGCGGTTTCGAGCGTTTGGAGCAAGCCGCCTGTTAGGCGTGCGCGCCGCAGCGGTGACTGGCCCGTGTAGGGCAGGCCCACGTCCACTCCGATGCGAAGGTGCAGCACCTCGCTTGCCAATAGGGTCTCGGTTTTGCTGCCCCCTGTGTCGGGGATGCCCACACGGTAGGCGGTCGGAACCGAAAGCCGTGTGGTCAAATCCCAATCCGAGCACGGGAGCAGCCCACTCTCACGAATTGCGAATACCGTCTCGCCTCGAAGCGCCAATGCGCGGGCCGTCAGAGCAAGGTTGAATGGGGTCAGCAGGTCGGTGCCAGACACGTCGGCAAGGCTGAGTCCGCCTTCCCATAGACCCACGCACCCCTGCACCGTGCCGGTCAACTCCGCCAAACCGTCGGTGCCAGCGATGAATGCGGCACGGGCGTCCATTATCTGGGCGGTGTAGCCCGTGCCGCTTGCGCGGGTTTCGATCTTGGATTCCTTCTTACGGAACGGCCACACGGTCACGCCCTCCTGTAGGGACGCAGCAAGTCAGCCGCGCCGCTGTATTGCATCGCCCGCGCCAACCATGTGGGCGCGCGGTCGAAACTCACGTCCAAGTGTTCCATCACTTTTGCCGAGTGGGAGGATGCGCCTGGGCGACTGTCGAGAAAGCCGTCCACGTCCCCCGGCGCGAGATATTCAGCCAGACGCACGAAAGCCTGTTCGACTGCGGGCGGCACATCGCCACCGCCTACGGTGGCGACAATGCGATATGGGCCCCAAGCGGGGAGGCGGAAGCCATACGGCCCGGGCGAGAGAATCACGGCTTCCCAAGCTTCGCCGTTCCACCTCTCAACGCTGGTGAGCACCGCAGGCGTAAGACGGGGGTTCCAATCGCCCTCGCCTTCGACAACCCACGAAACCTCGCGCTCGGTAAAACGGTGCGCAGTGTAGGCTTCGATGCGCTGCCAGATGGCCTGCGGGTCAAGCGCAGCGGCAGCGGTGCTCAAGCTCGCAGGCGGTGCCGGGTAGAGCTCGGGTAGCGCTTCGGTCTCGGTGACGGTCTCGGGCATTAGAGCCTCCACCTGTTGAGCGCATGGTGCAGCCCGAAAGTCTCACTATCCGCAGACGCCGGGGCCGAGGCGGTGGGATTCCAGTTCCGGGCTTCAATCTCGGTTTCCGAGTAGGCGGGCCGGGTCACCAAACTCAGTTCAAACAGGATGGCCTCACGGATCGTGCGAATGAGCGCGCGTCCCTCGGTCGGGTCTTCCTCGGTCACTTCCTCAGCGTTCGGAACGGTCTGTTCGGGCGGGATACGAAAACCCGGAGAGATACCCACAATCAGCCCGGCGGCGATGGCCGCGAGCGCGTCGCGCACATGCGAGACCTCCATCATCGCAGTGGCAATCGTCGCCTCGAAGGTCAGAGCCTCGGGCGTGTCGGTCAAATCGAGCGACCCCGCGCTGCGGCTCGCAAGGGGCCGGTCAAAGGAATGCCCGACCAGCAAGTGAATCTCCGCCAGCGTTTCAACCGAGTGCTGGAAAGCGCCGGGAGCGAAGCGCTCCTTTCGCGGCCTGCCCGTTCGCCCGCCATCCGATAGGACAGCGAGCGAATTGTAGGGGAACCGGCCACGCAGCTTCGCAGAGCCGTCACCAGCCCTGCGAAGCTCAAGCCCGCCAGATGCAAAACCCGTCAGCATCACTGGATGCCCGTGAGGATTTCGAGTTGCGCACCGCGCGCGACCGTTACGTCCAGCGTGGTCAGCGCGGTCAGGCGGAGCTGACCGGACTTCGCATCGCTGTAGGGATCGCGGATCAAATCGACCGCGCCCCACATGCCGCAAAAGATCGGCGGCACACCGTTGGTCGCGGTGGTCAGGAGCGCATTGCTCGCAGCCGGATCGCCGGACGGTGCTGCGATGCCATTGGTGGTGAGCACCGTGTTTTTGACCTTCGCGACAAGCCGGTCCCACTCGCTTACTGCGGTGCCGGTCAGCAAGTCGTCGTCCATGCTGTCGAACACTTCGGGCCGCAGCGCGAGATTGATAGCGTCCAGCGAGTTCGCGGCGTTGGCAGTCATGAAACGCACCGCCGCTGCGCGGAACGCCGCGTAGCTTGCCGCCGCGCCGACGGGCGTTTCGGTGATGCCGTAGGTCGCCGCGCCGGGGAATACGCCCAGCGGCTCACCAGCGTTGCCCGAACCGAGAAAAATTGCCCGGTCGGTTTCTTGCTGGATCGCCGCGCTCATGTCACGCCGGACGGCGTTTTCGAGACCCGCACCAGACTGCTTGAGCGCCTTGCGCGTGATCTTCATCTGCACGCCGAGCGTGTTGTCGGGGGCCATCGGCTTGTCCACGGTGGTGTAAGCCTGCGGCCCCGGCACATCGCCAGTCTCGGAACCTGCCCATCCGGGCTGCGCACCGCCAGTCGCGACCGGGTATTCGACCTCGCCAACGCCGATGTTGACCATCCGGCAGCCCATGCGGGCAGCGCTGGACGCGGCGAACAGCCGGTCGATGATCGGCATAACGACCTTGGGGTCGGGGGTTCCCGATGCGACGGTTTCACCCGCGCGGGTTTCGAGCGCTTCGAGCGGCACCGGGAAACCCTGAAAGCCGCCAGCACCGCGCAGTTCCTGCACCATCTCAGCGGTCGCGCCATCGAGCGCGCGACCCTCATCGAGGGCGAGCGCAACCTGACGCACTTCGAAGCGCGCGGCCATCTGCGCCCATTCGGTCTCCGAACGGGTTTCCAGTTCCTTGCCGGCTTCGCGCCGTTCCTCATCCTCAGCGATGATCGCGGCCCGGTAACGGGTTTCGTTGGTGCGATACTCGCCGTCGAGTTCGGTCATCGAACGGGTTTCTGCCTCGGTGGGCTTTTCGTTGCCTGCGAGGGTGGCGAGTTCCTGACGAATCTCCGACTGGCGGAGTTCGATTTTCTTGGATTCAAGCATGGTGGTGGTCCTGTTCTATTGGGGAGGAGCGCTGCATCTTTCGCAGCAAGTCGCGCCATTGCTGACGCCTTGGGGGCAGCGCTTTGTGGCCGACCTCAATTCGGGTTTTCCGGGCGTGGCAGCGCCCGCAGAGAATCTGGAGATTGGATAGAACGTAGGCGAGTTCGGGCCGGTCCCGAACGGGCAGCACGTGATCGCACTCAAGCCCGCGCCGCTCGCCGCACTGGACGCAGCGCCAGTCATCGCGCTCAAGCGCTTGCGCGCGCAGCGCCTTCCAACGCGGGCCGCGCGTGATACGTGCCGAGTGGCGTGCGTAGTCCTTGCGTGTCGCGCTCATCCCCATGCGATGCGGCCCCCTTTGTGCTGGGGCCTGCCCATGATGCGCGATCCTTCCGCGACCGCGAGCACCGCCGCGCACGCCGCGTCGATGCGCCCCATGCTGCGGCCCTTCACGATCTTGGAGTTGCCCGCCGGATCGATGAACACTGCCGCCTCGCCGATTGCATGGCGGAGCAGGTAGGACTCGGAGACGTGCAGCTTGCCATCGAAGACCCAACGGCGAAACCGTTCCACGTCTTCGCTGCCATCTTTGAAGCCCATGCCGCGCCAAACGACAGGTGAGCGGTTGCCGAGTTCAACCAGTGCATCGGATATCTGCGATTGCTTGAACCGGTCAGCGACAATCGCCGCGATGGCTTCGCCTTCCACATGGGCCAGCACCCGCTTGAGCCATGCGCCCGGCGGGACGGTCTTCTGACCCATGAGCGCCAATTCGCCGCGCTTGTGCATCTGCGAGTAGAGGTCGCCAACCGCGTCAACCTGCCCGCGGGCTTCCAGCGTCGGAACCGTGCCGAATGCGGCCCAAGCCTCTAGCCGCCCGGTCTCGGGCCAGAGATACGCCGCCGCGCTCATGCTTGCGGTCTCGCCAAGGTCGAGACCAATCACGACCTGCCCTTGCCGCGGCGGGAGTTCGTCAGTCTCGCACCCCAGCCATTCGTTCAAGTCCAGCAGCGCGTCGCGGTTATCTTCGCTGACCCGTTCATTGCGAGACAGCAGCCGGAAGCGAGACAACGCCGAACCTCCCCGAGCGAGTGCAAGCGCCGCGTCCTCGCGCAGCCGCACCATAGTCGGACCGATGCCATGCTTGCTGCCCGGGTTGGCAACCAGCAGGCTCTCAATTTCGTCGACGGGAAGGTTCGGCGTGGGCCGGTGCTCTTGCCGGTAGACGCCGGGTGCGTCCCTATCGAGCCAAATGCTGAAAGGGTGCATATCATTCGGAGCAGAAGTCGAGATAATCAGCGCCTTGCCATCACGCTTTGCCAGCCCGGTCAGCAGCGCAGCCTCAAGCTCATCACCTTGAGCGAGCGGCCAGTGGCCCCGCTCATCGAGCACCGCGAGCGTCGGACTCGAGCCAAGCGCGCTCTTGCCATCCGCAGAGATTGCGCGGATCAGGTGCGGCCCGTTCTCATCGCGATATTCGATTTCGAAACGCGGTTGCCGCCGGATGGTGATGCGCTCTCGCGTGTCGGCGGGCAGAGTTGCGATGAACGAGACCGCATAGCCCCAAGCAATTTTGGCTTGCTCCTGCGTCCGGGCCGCGATGATGACTTCGCGTTCCGCTGCGTCAGACCACGCGCCAACCAACTCTCCAACGCACAGCATCGCGCTAAGCGATGACTTGCCGTTGCCTCGCCCCACACTGAGCACAGCCACATTCACCCCGTCGGACCAAGCACCGTCGATGAACCGATTCTGATACGGAGCCAGCTTGATGGGTTTGCCTGCCAAGCGGCCCGTCGGGACCGTCAGCGACGTGCAGAACCGCTTGACCCGGGTGGAGAGCTTCATGCCGCACCCCCAACCGGTGAGCCGGTGTGTGTGGCTTCCGTATCCCCCACCGCGTATGTCCCCCCCAATCGAAACGGGGGCATTGGGACCAGATGCCGAGCAAGCGCGGCAGGGCGCTGGCACACGCCCTTTGCGAGCAAAAGGCTTAAACGGTTGATGAGCAGGCAAGCGGCCATCACGCCCAACCACTCGGCTTACCGCCCCGGTGGGCGCGCCTCGCGCGCGACCTGACGGTTCTTTTATGGTTCTTTACGGTTTGTCCGAAACCGCTTCGGGGGTGAGCCGAAATGACTTCGGGGGTCTCCGTCGTTGCCTTCGGGGGTGAAGCGCCTTCGGGGGTGTCATCTCTTCGGGGGTGAACGTAATAGAACACGCCCTTTCCGGGCCGTTCTTCGCGGGACAGGTGGCCCTTCTCACAAAGCGACTGAATAGCCTTCTGGACCGTGCGGTCAGACTTGCTGCATTTGCGGGCCAGCGTGGCCATTGACGGCCAGCAAAGTCCCTCGTCATTGGCGCAATCCGCCAACGCGAGCAGAGCAATCTTCTCGCTGTCCGGGAGGCCAATCTCCCACACCTCGGTCATGATCTTGATGCTCAT